GGATGCCTTCTTCTGCGGTGAGGACGATTCCTGTGATGGCACGGAAGATGTCTACCGTGCGCGAGTAGTCGTCTAGCGGGTGGTCGTAATCATTCTGGCGGTCACCGGTGATGAGGTTGTATGCCTCGCTGATGATCTCCGCGCCTGCGGTTGCTGGTTCCATGTTTCCCCTTCGTGAGTTGTTCGATTTTCTCAATCAGGTTCCACAGCTCGTCTTGATCTCCGACGCCTGGGTAGACCTTCCTAAGAAATCTTGCTAGTTGTTTCAACTCCATTTTGGTGAACTGTTCGCTCATTGTCAAGCATCCCCTCCGAGGCATGAGACTCTAGGTGGTCGCTGAGCCTGTCGTCAACCTTGTCGACCTTGCCCTCGATCCGCGACTGGGATTTGTAGAGCATGGTTAGCATCCCGCGGACGTAGGCGTGGTCTTGGGAGTTTTCTTTCTTGAACTGTTGGAGGAGGGCGACGATGATCCCGCCGACTGCCGTGACGACGGCAGCGAGGACCAGCGCCCAACCTCCGTCCACGTTAGAAGGCCCTGTTGCAAGTCGGGCAAGCCGACGGTTTTGATTCCTCTGGGGTCAGTGACTTCTTTGCCAACCATTCCTTGACCCGTTCTGGCACAGTGTCGCCGGTGACATAACGCAGATGCCACGGCTCGCTCTGAACTTCCCACGAGAAACCGAATGACTGTGCGTGTTTGAGCAACCACTCTAAGCGTTTGCCTGAGGCGTGGGCGATGTCGATGGCGATTCCGAGGTTGTGCTGAGAGGTACCAGGCACCGCCATCGGCGCCAGTTTCGGGGACTTCAGGTACCAGGCTTTGCCTTTGTAGATGCGCGGCGTGGTTTTGGCTTGCTTCTTGTTCGGTTTGTCTGTGTACCTTTGGTAGAAGCCGTACTCTTGCGTTTCAATGGAGCGGTACGTGTCGGCTTGGCTGGTTGGGGCGAGGTCGATTCCTTCGGCGTTGGCTGCGGCGTCCATTGCTTCGTATGCGTCAGCCGCACAATGATGGAGTTTGCCTTTGCCTTCAATGCCGCGAAGAAGTTCGGGAGCGAGTTCACCAGGTTTTACCCCTTTCAAGTGGGTGCATAGGGTGACTTTGACGACTGGGTATTTGTCGGGCATTACTTCTTCCCGAACGCCTCTTGGATTTCCTCTTTGGTCAACTCGCCATCAGTCGAGGCAGCGGCAAGCTTCTGGATGACTTGGACGCAAGCCATGAAACCAGCGAGCATCGCGGACTTGGCGACCGACACGCCGATCACTGCGCCACCGGTGACAGCAGGCAGGGCGTTGGCGAGGAACAGGGAGAACAGGCGCTGCCCCAGGTCTAGGAACTTGGCTACCGTGGCGTTGGCTTTGAGCATGATGTCAGTCATCTTTCCCCCCTGTGAAGGTTAGGACTGAGTGTAACACTAGGGCTACGCCGCTGATCCATAATGCTTGGCGCAGGGTCGGGCCTGAGAGGGTGATGAGTACAAGGCCGATGCCAGCGACGGTCCACGAGTTCTCTTTCACGTAGTCAAGCAGGCGTTTCATTTGCGTCGAATACTACTCGCAGCGGCGGCCACAACCGTGACGACGATAATGGTGTTGACGACTTGGCGTTGTTCGTCGGTGATCTTTGAGCCTTGCCGGATGCCGCCGCCGTTGCAGAGTTCAACAGCCCCTATTTCCAGGAGTTCTTCCATGCTGCGGGTGTCCTCCCAGCGCTCGCCCGTGGTCCAGCAGTGGACTGGGGTGAGCGGGAACAAGAGCGCAAGCAGGGTCAGCACGCTACGATGCTAGATGTGCGCGACTGGTTCCTAGTATCTTTGGTCGCTATCGGGTTGGTGTTGTTCGTGCCGATTGCGTTACTGTTGTGGGTGTTGTCGTCGTGGGGTGACGACGACACGCCTCTCGATTAGGCGATTTCAACCCACGAGGTTGTGTCTTCATCCCAACGGTACGGTTTGTCGTCTGTGGGGTATGGGACTGGGGCTTCCCAGCGGCATGTGTCTTCGTTCAGTTCCCATGATGGGAATGGTTGTGGTGCGATGAACGCGTCACGCACAGCGTCGTAGGTGTAGCCGATGCCTGCGTAGTTTTTGCGGAATGATGCGTTGAAACTGGTTTGCTTCCAGTTGCCGCCAAGTCCGAGTGATTCAAGGAACGCTGCGCCTTGTGCTTCGTTTGCGGGTGCGGGGTCGGGGCAGTCGCTGTTGGATACAGACAGGACGCGGAGGACCGTGTTGTTGTTGTCGAGTTGTGCCATGTACGCCATAAGAGTCTCCTTACGAGATTACCAGTGAGCCTGTGTCGTTGAAGGTGTGGATGGTGTAGTTGCCGCTGGTGGTGATGGTTCCGCCAGTGACTGAGGAAAGTCCTTGCCCCGCAAGGCTTGAAGTCAGGTAGCGGACAATGACAACACCTTTACCGCCTGCTGCTCCAGGCCCGCCGCTGGCCGCTCCACCGCCACCACCACCGCCAGTGTTTGCCGACCCAGCAGTACCAGATTGACCGCTGGCGCCAGTAGCGCCAGCACCACCACCAGCAGATGCAGTTCCAGCAGTGCCAGTACCCGTACCACCACCACCACCACCACCGCGAGCAACAGATGAACCAGTGATAGATGAAGAAACACCGGCACCACCGTTACCAGCATTGTTGCTGCTTCCTGCCGCACCTACTCCGCCAGCACCACCACCGCCGCCTGCTGCAATAGTTGGATAGTTTGCGCTGCCGCTACTGTTGCCACCGCCATAACCTTGATTTGCTGTACCAGAACCTCCGTTGGCTGCACCAAAGTTTGCTGTTCCAGCACCACCACCAGAACCACCTGAACCACCTGGTCGGTCATTTTGTCCGCCTCCGTAACCGCCACCAGTGGAAGTAATAGCAGTTGCCCCAGAGCCAGAAATTGAACTGTCACTTCCTTTGGTTCCAGCACCGTCGGTTGAATTGCCTGCACCACCGCCACCAACGGTGACCGTGTAAGTGCCGCTAGCAAAAAGGCTTACTGCTTCGGCGGATGCGCCTCCACCAGATGTTTCGCCAGGAACATTGGTTCTGTAACCGCCTGCGCCGCCGCCGCCGCTGAGAGCGTAGCCTGCGCCGCCGCCACCAGCGATAACGAGATACTCAACGTTTAGTACTTTCGCTAATCCCGCACCTTGCCATGACCCAACGCGTGTCGATGGCCTTGTGCGTTGTCCTCCGCGGCTCATGCGACCACCAAACTACCCGTGTCATTGAACGTATGAATCGTCCAATCCCCAGACGTCGTAATAGTTCCGCCTGTGATGCTGCGGCCTTTGGCGATGTCGGTACGGTAACGGACAATGACTACACCTTTGCCGCCAGCACCACCATTGCCACCAGCACCAGCACCACCGCCACCGCCACCAGTGTTGGCGGTACCAGCCGAACCGTTACCGCTCGCGGCACCACCAGCGCCACCACCACCAGAACCAGCAGAACCACCAGAAGTAACAGAACCTTCTTTCCCGCCACCACCACCGCCCGCGCGTGTCGTTGCGGAACCGTTTATTGACGAAGAAACACCATCGCCACCGTTACCTGCTGACGTCTGGTTCACTTCGTTTGTCCCAACTGCTCCAGCACCACCGCCACCTGCACCTTGACGATTGCCAGGGAACGAACCACCAGAAACAGTGCTGCCGCCCGCATAACCTTGATTGCTTGTACCACTGCCACCAGACCAGGCTGCGCCGTCGGCACCACTACCACCGCCGCCACTACCACCGTTGCTACCTGCCCCCAAACCACCGCCGCCGCCGCCACCAGACGACGTAATGGTCGCAAATACGGAATCGCTTCCAGTGGTTCCATTGGCTGCGGTTGTTGCACCCGCGCCGCCACCGCCAACGGTAACTGTGTATGTTCCGATAGTTATGGCGCTATTATTTTCCGCCGATGCGCCACCACCAGAGTTTTCGCCACCCACCGACGAACGATAGCCGCCAGCGCCGCCGCCGCCCGCAGCATTGTTAGAGTCGTATTTTCCGCCACCACCGCCACCAGCGACAATCAAATACTCGACAGGGATGTTGGGCGACAACCAGTTAGCCGTGTACTCCCCCACACGCTCACGCTGACCCCAACGCAAAGTCACGCGCTACCTCAGGAAACGCGGTTGACGTAACCACCGATAGAGATGACGTTCGCCGTAGCAGCAAACGCAGTCACCGTACGAGCAGCAGACCCAGTACCAACCAACGTCAACCCAGGCACCACCAACACAAGACCAGACTCAGCCGCAACCGTCAACTCAATCAAATCATCAGGTGCAGTCGTGCCACCGAACTCGATGGTCAATTTGCGGGCAGTCGTGTCGCTGTTGACCGCATACAACCAAATCTCGTCAACGATGCTTGACGAAGTGCCAGTCGCATGAATCGTCGTACCAGTCGTCGCAGTAGCAGCGACCTTGATGAGACGGCCACCCGTTGAACCGCTGAGAAGTTGTTTGCTGAATGTTGCCATGTGTCCTTATCCTAACTGAAGACCTGTACTGCGATAACGATTTGGTCAGTGTCACCCGACGAAAGCGCCTGCGCCCACTTTAGCCCAGTCGACTCACCAGACGCAGCCGTCAACACGTAGTCGTTAGTACCCACCCCAAGACGAGCCACATCCGAACCGTTGAAAACAACGATGTCACCCTTCGTCGTGTAACGCGAAGCCAGAAAGTTCGCCTCATCAGCGTCATCCGCCGAGAACACCGGATAGATCGTGGCACCCGAAGCATGAGACTGGGCGGTCGTATCGTCCTGCGCACGGGTGAGGGTCAGCACGGAGCCTGAGATGGTAGCGAGGCACTTCTCCTCGCTCGCAGTCCCAGGACTAATGACAACATAGAACGGAACAGCTGCCGTCGACGGCCAACCCGTTGTTGCCGCCAACGTAGCCGACGTATCACCCGACGCCAAAGCGTTCGTGATCGTGGTCTGGGCGGCTGCGCCCTTGTACTGTCTACGAGTTACTGCTGCCATTTCAGTCTCCTATCGTACACTACGCATCACCACGATAGCCGTCCCCTCAAAATCGTTCGTACGGTGGGCGTTCACCAACTGGGCAATCTGCATCTGCACATTCTCCACCACCACCGCAAACGTCTCCTCGTTCTCCTGATAGGTCACAACCCTGGGGGTTTCCACCAAGTCACGCAAATAGGCAAGTTCAGCGTCCACGTCCTGCCAATACTCGCGCCCGTTGATCGAGAGCTTGTGGTGCATGATGAGTGGGACCGAGAAGATTTGGGAGCGCAGCGGGGCGGCGTAGGCGCGGGCCATCCAACGGGTCAGGGTTGGGCCTGTCGTGGCACTGGCGGCACGGGTGAGGGTCACCTTGATTTCTGCCTCAAAAATCTTGTCCTCTAAACCGTCAAACGTTTTCTCTTTAGCGTTCGCGGTTGAGAACGTGGCGAAGTCGTAGAAGTCGCCACCATCCGAGGCAACCGCCATCGTGACCGACCCAGACAACGGCAAACAACGGATGTCCAACTTCGGGATGAACTTCGCGTCCGGCACACCCCACCGATAGATACCTGAGCGCAGATAACCCGACGACACGAGGTTCGTGGCGTGCGGCTGGAACACGCCGACGCCAGACACTGTGAACAGCACATCGTTCTGGAACTCATGTATCGCTTGCACCGTACCCTGGGCGGTAGCCATGAGGTCGGTTGCGTACGCTGGCTGGTTCGGGGAGATGAACACCGAGATGTCCATACGTCCGACACCTGTGGAGGTGGAGTCGAAGTTGGACCACGAGAAGTAGACGTACTTGCCGATGCCTGCCATCGCCCCAACCGCAGCCCCAGTCTCAACAAGTGGGCCGACGGTGAGGTTGCCGTCGGTGTCCGTTGAACAGAAACGAAACCCTGCGTCCGTACCGAGAATGACGTAGCCGAGATAGCCGTAGATGGAGCGCACAATCTCTCCGAGCGGCAACTCAGCCGCAGCAGTAGGAATGTCAAGCGCCGTACCGTCGGCTTTGATTTGCGTCTTGTAAATGATGCTCGTATTGCCGCCGTAGCCAGCGCAATAGATGTGGGTTTGTCCTGCAGCGAATCCGACCCAGTTCCAGTTTGTATTCGGGTGCGTGTAAAGGGCTGATGGGTTGTTGGCTGAGGAGCCTGCTGCGGTGGTGATGTTCCAAATCTTGCGCTTATCCGTACCCTGCCCTGCGACCATCAGACGCCCACGCACATACGCCAGCACGCCAGCCTCGATGCCGGTGATGTACGCCGACGACGTGGAGATGCCCGCGTTCGTCTGGTCGATGTCGCCGTTGTCGTACGAGTAGAACACGTTGTAGCCGTCCGACGTAATTGAATACAGCGGTGACGCCGCAGTACCAGTCACCGTTGTTACCGTCACGAAATCCGTCGTGTACTTGACGTTCTGCCCATCAGTCCCATACAAGCGCCCATCGGCGGTCACCGCATACAGATTCGTACCCGAAGTCGGATACACATTCGTCGTATCACGCAGAAGCGACAAGCGGCCCTTAGTCCACGGATCAACACCCTTGCTTGTGTAGAACCTGTAGTTCTCGGCATCAGCCGTATCCGAATACTGCTGCCCCGCACCATAATGCCAAGACGACTGCGAACGACGCCACAACCCCTGCGGGTTCAACGCCGACTCACCAGGCTCCGTCGACTGGTCAACCGAGTCACGCACACGCGCATCAAACTGGCGCGTGAACTGATTCGATTTCATGTCCAACATGTACGGGCGACCGTTGATCGCCACAGGAAACACGTCAGGAACAAGCTGAGTGGCACCTGTACCGGTGTAGAAACTTGCCGCCGGTTTGAAGGCGTCTTTGAAACGCGTCAGCGTAGCCATCGGCTACTTCCTAAACTTGATTGGATACTGCGCCTTCAAACGCCCAGCCTCAGCAATCACACGCTCGCGGCGCAGACGCTGAATGTTGGCAATCGAGTTGGCGATAGCGCCAGCCTGCACCTCATCTGGGCGGCGAGTATCGCCCTGTGCTTCGGTGAAGTTCCGTTTGATTTCGCGGCCAGCCATCATCCGCATAACGACACCCATCTCCACGATGTCATCACAAGTGGCGGCCAGGAAGCAGTCGGTGGTCAGGTCAGATGATTCTGATGTGGCGCGAACAAACGGTGCCTTGTAACGCACCCGCAGACTGCCAGCCATAATCGGCTCATCCAAAACCAACGTGTTCCCTGACGCAAAATCGGTGGTCGGCAAACCAGTCTGCAAACGAACCGTGTGAATCACCGGATGATCGTCAGCCAAATAACGCAGCCGCACATCCAACAACTCCAGAATCGTGCCAGAGTTCGTAATGTTGATTTGACGGTCAGACCCGTTGTACGTCAAATCAACAGTCACCACACGGAACAAACCGTTCGCTGTTGACGACAAGTCATCGAGATCGGCGTTCAACGCATCCAACATCTGTGCCCGCGGGAACCGTGGGTTGAGCGTGACTATCGCTCCCGAAGTGTGGGATGCCGCAGTCGTGCCCGCATAACCGCGCTCGACCGTAAGCGTCTTCGTCGCAGGGTTCGCATCCCAAACGTAAAAGAGTTCTGATTCGATTTCGAATACAGAACCAGTGCGAAGGCCGCCCAAATCGTAAGTAGTGACAACACTCGTGTCACCACTCGTGAGGCTCGCAGCCAGCTTGTTGCGTTCTTCAACGACCCCTGCCAACATCTGCCGCGACGCCCTGTTCAGGACCGTCGCAACCGTCGTCATTTAGTACGTGTACCCTCCGTAGCCAGGAAACGAACCTGCCTGCGCTTTGGCTGAAGTCTTACGGGTGCGCTTACCCTTCTTCGTTTTCGGGGTGGCGGCACGCATCTTGGCTGACTTTTTGCCACGCATCGGCGCATTGGGATTGTTCTTGTTCATTTTTGGCAACGGCATAGATACCTCCCCAGCAACACTAGCAGTCCCATTTACGCAAAGCCAAAGCCTTACGAGTCGGTCTACCCTTCTTGTCCTTCATCGGACCAGGCATCCCCGACATGCGTGCGCAGAAAGATCGGCGGCGGGCGGCAGCTTTAGGTGACCGCTTCGCTTGGGCAGCCGAAACAGGTGGCTTCAGATTCATGCCCTGCCGTTTGGCTGAGGCTCGACCTTTAGCGTTCAACCCGCCCTTCGGGTCTTTACCTTCCTTGCGTTGCCACGCCGGTGTCTTAGCCACGTTTCCTCCGCTTGCGGGATACCACAATCTTGCCTGCTTTTTCGCGTACGGTCATGCCTGCTCGCTCGGTTTGCTTTTTGAGTTGCGCATACTTCTGCGCGGCGGTCAATCGTTTCATTGGCGTTTCGCCCAAGCGTTATCGACAAGGTTCGGGTATCGGCGTCCAGCGTCGGCGGCACGACGCTTAGCAGCAGCCTTCTGCTTCGGAGTCAGTGGCTTGGATTTCTTGTTCGGGTTCTTTTTATCCCAGAACGCCTTTTTACTTTTTCTTTGCACGACGAGCCTCCGACATGGCGATAGCCACCGCCTGCTTGCGTGACTTCACTTTCTTCCCAGACGAAGACTTCAACGTCCCACGCTTGTATTCGCCCATAACTTTTTTGACTTTGTTGTTTTTCACGGTTGTCCTTTGTTGATGTAGCCTGCGTGCCACAATACCTCAAACACGCCTTCGGATTCAACATACTTGACCCCAGGGGAGAAACGGAACTCCTTGCCGTTGACCGACGCCTCAGTCGCACGGTTCACCGTGAACTCAACCTTGCAGTCAATAGGCACGAACTTGCGGTCTTCCAGTAGGTTGCCTTGCGGTACGGCGGCGGCAAGTTTCTGGGACGCTTTGAGCCACGAAAACTCGGTGACCGCCGCATCCCGCTTCGCTGCCGCCACCCGTTTCGCTTCCCCAAAATGGTTGTAGTGATAGGTAATCATTTCCGCTAGGGCGTGCGGATCGGACTCGTCCCAGCGCCCAGGGCCACCCGACGCAGACTTCCAATGCGGCACAACATCAAGGGCGTGGTGGGCGAACTGTGCCTGCCCAGACGTAGCGGTAATGATCGTGGGTTTGCCGCAAGCGATGGCTTGCAACGGAATCAGCCCGAACCCCTCACCTCTCGATGGGCAGACCCACAGGTCGGCTTGGTTGAAGAACTTCAACTGGTCGTCTTGGCTCATCCAATAACGGTGAAACTGGACTTCGGGCATCGTGCTTAGTGGCGGGTTATCGCGGGCGTGCGGGGCGAGCTTGATGTGCAACTCGTGGTCGAACTTTAGGAGGCGGCACGCCTCAACAAGAATGTCCAACCCTTTCCGTTTCCACAATGATCCGCCGCCGTGGATGCGGAACCGTTTATTCGGCTCAGTCGCCACAGGACGCCACACGTTCCCGTTCACCCCTAGCGGCACATACGACACGTTCGGGTGATGCTTTGAGAACAGTTCGACGTTGTGTTCGCAGGGGACGATTATCTGGTCGTATTGCGGTATCCACGCCACGAACCTGTGGTGCAACACATCGGTTTCCCACATCGTAAAGTTGACTTTCCACTGGCCTTCCAAGAAACCTTTCGTTGCGAACGGCACCCCCATGTGGACTGCGACCGACGCCCGCTCATGCAGCGCAACACCCTTCGGTATGTGGTCCAAGAATCCGTTGACCATAGCCCCGTATCCGAACTTGCCGTCGGTCAAACCGTGCCAATGCTGATAGTTCACGGCATCCGCAGGGTGAGCATCGTCGTTGAAATCTCTTTCGTGTACGGCACATAGATGACTTGGATGTCTCGGTCACGAAGCCACGCGTCATCCCAACCCATCTGCATGTTGTAATCCCGCCGCTGCCAATCGTCACCGACCACGACAAAGTTCGGGCGCACCGAATCCACAACCATTCGAGAGTCCGCGCCACCCCAGTTGATGACAACCTCATCCACGTAGCGGCACGCTTCAACGACAGCGAAACGTTCCTCCAACGTACAGATAGGTTTCCGTTTGTACGACGCCGCAAACGAATCCGTATTCAACCCAACCGTCACCGTACCTGTACCGGCGATGTCTCGGCATTGGCGCAACAGGTTGACGTGCCCCAAATGGAACAAGTCGAACGTTCCACCCGTGTACACATCGAAATGGCGTGGTGACCAGGCACCCGAATGAAAATTTTCTGTCATGCGTTGGTGTAGTTCCAATGGTTTGTTTCGCGCATCGTGAACCGTGACTGGCAGCCGTGGTGTACCCGCAACGCCATCAGATAGTGGTCCATTGAGCGCGTGAACCACGGGAACGGGTACGGGTGGCTGCGACCAACACGCACCAGCGGACGTGACGCAACCGTCACCGACGCAGCCCCAACCCCAGCCCAACACATCACATTCCTTGAATCAAGACCCCGAATACCTTGCATGGCATCCAACGCCTGCGTCCGCCAAACATTCATTGAACACAGCGTTGACGCAACAACCATCGACTTGTCGGCAAGACCGTCAACCCATTCGGCTGTTGAACCGTCAAACCCGAACGGTACTTCGCCGTGGCGGTCACCGACATGAATGATCCTGTCCTGCCCGCGCATCAGCTTCAACGTCTCATCTATCGCACCTTCCAACATGATGTCGTCATCCCCGAACACCCACAGGTAGTCGTCGGTCGTTGAAGTCAAAGAACGCAGACAGTTGCCGTCAGCGCCAACGTTCAAGAAGTTATGCGAATAGATGATGCGGGCATCTTGGCAAAGTGGCCGCGCAGACTGTTCTGGGTCATTGTCGGAAACAAGTAGGCGGCACTCCTCAGTCAACTGAGGCAAAATGGATTCAAGACAGGTGGCGAGTTCGGGGCGTTGAAATGTCGGAATGTAGATGGTGAGACGCATCAGTCAACCGTTTTTTCAATACGGTCCGATCCGTCAATCTTCGTTGGTTGCCCACCGGATTTGCGTATCCGCTTGTAGGCGTCCATGTCTTTGCCCCACTGTTTCTCTTTTGCGTTCAACGCCGAAACATTGTGGCGGGTTGGCATCGCCGCCCCAGACATGCGCACATGGCTGATACGGCAAGCGAAACAGCCTTCAACGTCAAGGCCAGGGTGTGTCTCTTGATGCTTCATGGTCCCCTACGAGATGTATGCGCCGTAACCTGCCGCAGTAAGACTAGCAACCTCATCAGCCGTCACTTCGTTATCCGTCCCACCCCAATACACCTTTGAGATTGTCGTAATGTCGTTCGGTTCATTCTCTGTGTAAATACCGTTCGTCAACAGGAACACGTTGCGTCCTCGCGGTTCGGCATCAAAATGCTTGAACAACGAATAGGCGAGCCGTACCTCTTGGGAATCGAACTCCTTCGGTGGAATACCCAACACCATGAAGTCGTCGGTCGGTGGTCTAAAAATGCTCATGTGACGTAACTACCGTAGCCTGCCGCAATCAAATCATCCTTCTCCGCTTGCGTCACAAAGTTCTTTGAACCGCCGTGATACACCTTCGCAATCTGCGTGTAGTCACGCTGCTCAACCTCGGTGAACGTTCCATCCACAAGCTTGTACACGTTGACACCGGCGTAAGACGGTTCGGCGTAACGGAACAAACGGCCTGAAATGCTGAGATCGTTACGATCCGCTGCCCGTATCTCGGTCGTAGACGGGGTGCGGAACAACAGAAGTTTGACGACCGTGTTCGACTGTCCACCTGTACCCGATGCTGAGGCGGTGCGTTGGCAGACGCGAGCCGACACAATGGTTCTGCCGCCAGTGCCTGAACCTGTGGCGGTACGGAAACGGGTGATGACCTTGACGACCAGCGATGAGCCTGTGCCTGGGCTGGTGGCGGTGCGTGGGGCGATGTGCAACTGGGTGACGCTTGATGCGCCTGCCCCCGATGCGGTGGCTGTGCGGGCGCGGGTGACTTCACCGTCAGCGCTGGATGCCCCTGAGCCTGCTTCAGATGCGCTACGAGGCACGATGCGAAGCGGTGTGGCACTAGATGACCCTGTGCCTGACCCAGACGCTGTGAAGGCGCGTGTGACCACACCATCAGCAGTTGACGCCCCGACACCGCCAGCGGTTGCTGTTCGTGGCGCAATGTGCAACCCGACCGCACCACCATCCGTGGTGCCCTGACCACTCGCAGTAGCCGACCGTGGAACGACCCGCTCACCATCAGCCGACGAACCACCCGCACCAGCGGCGATTGCCGTCCGCTTCGCCACCAGCACAGTAGTGGTCGATGACGAACCTGACCCTGAACCTGTGGCAGTACGCAACGATAGAACTAGACGTTGCGCAGTTGACGACCCTGTACCTGCTGCTGAAGCAGTACGGTCAACGACGACTAGGCCGCGATAAAACCCCTGCGTCGTCTTGTACGGCGAAGCAAAATAGACGACCTTGCGAGGCGCATAGTTCGGTACTTCCTCAAACTCCCGAAAGCCAGGAGTATCAACGAAACCGAACGTGAAGTCGGTTACTCCAGTAGCCATGTGGCTACCTTAGTTAGTCAAGCGTCAGCGTAAGCGACGTGATCTGAAAAGTGTCGCCAGCAGTGACAGCAGCAGAAGACGACAACGCACCCTTCCACAAACAGTTACCAGCCGAAACGTTGTCCCACAACGAGAAATGCGTGTACGTCTCAGTCGTAGACACGTTCGTCCACTCAACCGTCGCAGACGACGCCATTGAACCGCTCGACGCAGCAGAGAACGTGACTTCCTCGCGGGTCGTCTCCGTCGCAGCATTGGATGTGCCGTCCTCACCAGGATCACCGGTGTGCAGTTTGACGTAGACGTTGCTCACCGAAAACGACTGGGCACGGAGCGTGTCAAGAAGTTTGTTTTCGGCGTAGTTAGAAATACCGGACATCAGTTACCTCGTGACAGATGATAGCAGAAAAGAAGCGGGGGTCGGGCCAGGGGAAAGCCCGACCCCCACACTCTTTGACTGAACTAGTTAGTTCAGTTTGCGCCGATGCTTGACGCCGACTCGATGCGACGCAGCGAAGCCTCGCGGAATCGGGCGTAGCCACCGAGCCAGTACCAGCCGACCGGCTGGAAGCGCTGGAGGACGTCCACCACCGGACCGCGAACGACACGCGGGAACGCGCCGTTGCCATCCACGATGCTGTGCGCCTTCGCCAGAGCCTGACGGCCTGCGATGTGCGTGCAGTACACGTCCACCGTTGCCGACGAACCCGTCGAAGAACCAGAGCCATCCGAGGCGTTCTCGAAAATCTTCGCACGCGGCGTCTCAATGAAACGCACACCTTCGAAGGCTCCGATTTCGCCGTTGTAGATGTTGGCTGGATCGCTGTACACGTGCGGGTCACGCCACGAAGCAACACCAGTCTCCGAACGGAGGTCGTAGCTCACGTCGGGGTGAATGTAGCCCATGTACATGCCGTTGAACGACACTGCGTTGGCCTTGCGGAGAGCGGCGACAACCTTGCGGACGTCGTTCGCCTTGATCTTGTCATCGGAACCGACGGTCGCACGCGAGGACGGGAGGTCTGCGCCACCCGAACCGTAGACGACGTGGGTACCAGCCGACAGCACTTCGCGGATAACTCCGTCAATGGAGATGCCGGCGTTGTAACCAACCAGGTTGGCGGCTGCCGAATCCACGTCAAGGAACGAAGTTCCACGCAACTTGGCGGTGGTGTTGACAGCATTGCCGTACTCCTCAAGGGTCACTTCGACCTGAGAGTCACCCATCACCACTGGGGTGACATCGGTGTCTTCCGTCAGGGTCGAGGTCTTCTCGCTCAGATCGTTGAAGATCGTGAACTTGACCGATGAGCCTGGCATTGCTTGTGCGACCGGCATCACGTCTGCAACCGCGTCGAACAGAAGTTCGCTGCGGAGTGCGAAGTACGCAATCCTGTCAAATGCAACCTGGTCTGTGAGCAGGCTGCTCTGTTGTGTCTTGGACATTGCCTGTTTCCTTCTCCCGACAGGCGCGGGGCCTGCGGGCTAGATGTTTTCTGCTTCTTGCCTTGCTTGGGCCAGTATCTGCATCACTTCATCCGAGTTACGAGCCTGGTTGATTTTGGAGTTCCAATCGACCAAAGGTTCGCTTGTCTCGCCCGCACGTTGAGCCTTCGTAATCCGGCTCCACGCATCAGCCTCGGATTTGGCTTGCGCCGACTCCGCCGCTTTAGCGATGAGATTCGCTTCCTCCGCCGCTTGACGGATCGCTTCTGGAGTGACTTCGCCGTCGTAGCCTTTCACGAAATACTTTGCAACAGGGTTGTCCATAGGGACTCCAGCCTTGATGAAAGCCATCTCGCGTTTGACTGATTCGGCTTCCGCAAGCTGTTTCTTCAGCTCTGCGGCTTCCTTTTCCAGTAGACGCATCCGTGCCCGCACGGGGTCTTTCGGTGCCTCGTCAACAGAATCGTCTTCGAAATCGTGGACGTTTGACATTGGCTCACTCCTTTACCCACACCAGGTTGGAGGTTCCTGGTGGCTGTGTCTTATGTGACGACTACCAGAGTAGCAGTATGGCTACTTTTGTCAAGGGGGTGCTATTGGGCGGTGCCGACACCGGTTTCAACGGTGCCAGATGTGGCGCCTGTGGTGCGGGCGAAGCCGCCGCCGCCTGCGAACTCTGCGATGCGTTGACGTTTGCGGCGTTCAAGTTCCTGTTGTGCCTGAACGTCAAAGCCGAAAGCGGCGCCAATCTTCTGTTCTTGGGTGAGCATCTGTTCGCCGGTCATTTCGCTGTACAAACCTGCGAGTTGGCCGACTTCTTGGAACACTTGCTGGGCTTGTGACGGGCTGTAGCCGCGGGCGATCAGGTCTTCTGCGGTGGTGACACCAAGCTGGAAGCCTGCTTGTTCGCGGGCGCGTGCGGCGACTTGGGCGGCTTGGGCTTGGCGGGTGAGGACTGGGGCGCCTTTGGCGGGGTCGAGGAAATAGCCAACGAGTTCGCGTTCTCCGACGTTGTAGAGGGTTTGCATCTGTCGTTTTACTTCGGGGTCGGCTTCAGCTACGAGGCGGTATCCCTGGTTGACGCGTTCTTGTAGTTCTGCTGCGGATACGTCGCCTTCGATGAGTCGGCGGAAGTCGTCTGGTTCGTCGTAGACGGAGAACATTTCGGGGCCGAGGTTGCGGCGAAGGATTTCTCGATACTGTTCTTCTAGCCCGATGTAGGTGGCTGGGTCTAGTTCTGGGAGTCCGGCTTTGGCGCGGGCTGTGTTGGCTTTGAAGCGTGTACGGAACTGTTCGGTGTCTCGTAACTGGAACAGGATGGCTTCGCCGTCGGTGATGCCTCTGGCGATTAGGTCGCGGACGTTGCCTTCTAAGCCGCCCAAACCGTAGCGGTTGAGTAGGACTTGGAGTTGGGCGAACGCGTCAACACGGCGCATCTCTGCCGCCATGTCGTTCTCAATTTCTTCATCCGTCGGCAACGTCGGTTGAGCCGGCGGGGTGACGACCGTGGACGGTGTTTCAGTAGGGGTTGGGGTCGGTTCTGTGGGGACAGGTTCTTGCGGTGGTGGCGTGTACGGAGCCTCCAACCCTGGCTGATCTGGTGCCAGAACGCCAGCCTCAACGAGCGCCGTGCGCTGCTCTAATGGAATTGTTGCTACGTCTTCTTCTGGGAGAAATGCCATGCTCATTTACGGAACCCGAAAGCCTTTTCCAGAGAAGAAACAATACTGGACACTTCTTCCTGCGCCTGCGGCGTGAACTGATACCCGTACCGTTTATCCGACTTGATTTTGAACAACCAATCATTCAACGACAACTGGCCCTGCTCTTTGCTACCGAACGCCTCAGCCCACTTCGGATCATTCACGAAGTCAATCTCCGACGGGTCAACACCTAGCGTGCGGGCGGCATAAGCCTTGTAGTTGTAGAAGATGTCATCAAGCGAAACGCCTGCGTCAATCTGGTCCGCGAGATGCGCATACTGGCCTTTGGCGGTACGTTGCGCCTTCTGCAAGATAGAGGCTTCGGTGACCATCATTCCGTTGTATGGGGTGTTCGTCAAAGCGGCTTTCAACTCGGCATCCGACACGACGTAGCCGTAGGCTCGACCGGCGTTGCGGATACGGTCCGCAAGTTCTGATTGCATCGCAGTCGTCGGTTTAGCGCCATAAGCGTAGGAGTAGACAGCGAACTTGAGGTCGTCTCCACTCCAACCTTTGCGGGCGGCATCGCGGGCAATCGTGTCCAACTGCTGCATGTCCAACTGAAGATCGGCATACTGCTTGGTTATCTCGTTCTTTTTGACGCGAATCTTTTCGGCCTGTGTCCCTGGGCTGAAATCAAAGTCCTGCTCAAACTGGTTGGTGCGCTGACCGTAAGCCGTGTTCTCGACGTCGCGTTTGAACGCCGCAACCTCGGCATCGGTTTCCAACTGTCCGTACGCGTCCTCTGAGGCGGCTTTGACCAGAACTGTTACGAGGTCGCTGCCGAAGAAGTCAACGAACTGTTGTTCGTTTTCGCCGCCATCAAAACTGGATGCGAACTGCGGGAACAGGGTACGGATTTCTGCTCGCAACGCGTCGGTGATTCCCATTGGGCCAGTGCCTGCTGGTGCGGCGGCCTTCTTTTTCTTCTTGGTCTTTGCAGGTGCGGCGCCAGTAGTTGCGCCAGTGGTGGTTGTTGGGGTGGTTGTAGTTGGTTCGGTTTCGGTGGTGGTTGTGACTGCGCCGGTCTGTGTGCTTGTGACGCGTGGGGTGGCGGTTCTGCCAACTCCGACACGCACGTTCGGTCCAGCGACGTTTGTTGCTGAAACCGTTGGAACAGTGGCTGCGCCAGTCAAGGCGTTGAGGGCTGCTTGTGCTTGCGCCAAACGCTGCTCACTCGCGGTAAGTTCTTGTTCGCTCAGGTTGTTTTTGGCGAACGCGTTTCGGTCACGGGTAACGATTTCTTGGGCATCCTGAACACGGTTGCGTGCCCGATCGACCTCGGCTTGATTACCTGCAATAATTCTTCCGGCTTGCGTTTCGGCTTCCTGCTCGGCCTGGATTGCTTTCTTGAGGCTCGGAATTAGTTCGTCACGCAACTGGGTAAGCGTGTAACGCTTGCCTTGATAGGTGAACGACTTGACTTTCGGGTCAGCGAGCGCCGCCTCAGCCTTCTTGAGATCGTCCTGCAACGCCATTACTGCCCACTCACCAGCAACTCAAGCGCTCGACCAAGACGCATCGCAGCCGCACGATTTGGGTCAACACCAGCCACCTGCATCTGGGCGGCAGTTTGCACGGCTGGCGCATCCTGCGCAGACACCGCACGCTGACGCTGCTGATTCTGAATGTTGCTAATCGCCTGCTGCAACTCCGATTTCGTCAAATTGCGACCCAACTGTCGGAACGACTCCTCACGCAAATACACACCCAAATCTTCAGCCGATGTGACACGAACCCGTGTACCGCCACCAGTGCCCTGCACCGCCGGCATCACCGCAAGCTCAGCAATCAACGGCTCCCACGTCGAACCGCGAGAGTTCGCGTAATACAGCAGGTCTTCCATCGCCTGCAAATCCTTCTGCTCAAAACGCGTACCAGCCAAAGCCGACTGCGAAGGTTTCCCGTTCACCCCGTAATAGCCGCGTGAAGCCAACAGATTCAACACCGACGAACCAACCGCAGTACCAGCAATCTTCGTCAACTCAACCCGCGACTCCTTCACAGGATCGTACGGGTTGCGGGCAATGTTGCCGTTCTGGTCAACCAAAAGATGCCCGCCGTAACGCATCGGGCGGTCAACACTGCCAGTACGTTTGATGTCGGGGAACGCGATCTGTTCCAAGCCAGGCTTGATGCCGGTAACTGTGCGAGTTGCGTATGGGAAGTCTTTGCCGAGGATGTTCTTGTCATCCTGCTGCTGGCCGGCTGCTTGCAGGATGGCTGCGAAATCTTGGTCTACTGGCTCAGTACCTTGATTTGCCGTGTCTGTCATCAGTCCTCAACCTGTTGTGCCAATAGGCGCTGCCACACGCGGGAGAATCCTGGCTCCCGTTGCGCCAACGCTTCACCAATACTAGCCATAGCGTCCCTCAGAGCTGCCGCAGACTTCGCCGTAGCGAAACCCGACGGCTGCCCGCCACGCGACACATAGATGCCGACAGCCTGATCGAGATACTGCAAATACTCGCTGACTGCTTTAGCTGTTGGGTTGTCTGCGACACGCGGGTCCGCTATCAGGTTGCGAAGTTCTTCAACATCGTTCTCAAACTTGCCGACCGTGAACTCTGCTTTCAGCGGGAAACCTGGATACTGGCTGTGCAGGTATTCGCGGTACTGGCGCAACAGGTTCTTTTGGGTTTCATTCGGGTACGGGCCGACGAGTCGACGGGCGGCACGGAACTTGGATGAACCGATGCGCTGCTGGGCAATCTCAACGATTTCTCGATCCGTCAAACGCTCACGTTTCCCTTGCTGCAACTGGCGCTGCCAAACAGTGAAATTGAACTCTGAGCCTGCTGGGGCGAGATAGGCGGCGGTGTTGGAGTATTGAGCCAACAGGTCACCGTTGCGGCGTTCCCAATCAGAGAACTCCTCGGTCGCCTCCAAACCTTCCTGCAACGAACGGGTCTTAGACGCCACATAGAGGGTTACTTCGTCGCCGTACAACTCCAAGAACTTCGGCACAGCCGTGTCATAGTCTTTGGCTTGCAGGTCGTAGAACTCTTTGACGAGCGCCGACACGAACATGTCGCCCTGTTCGGTGGGAATCTTGAACTCGGTCGCACCGGCGGTTGGTCCCAAGAACTGTGATGCGGCACGCATCAGCGTCAAGATTCGGGCTTTCGATTTAGCGTCGGCATACAACTGGTTGAGCGAGTTCGGGTCATCTAGGTCGTAGTCGCCTGACGCCGACAATGCCCTAAGCGTCTCGACGTAGGTGTTGCCGAATACGTTGTCGAGTTTGCCGGTGTCGGCGCGGATTGCTTGGATGAACTTGTCGGTCCACTGCGGCACAGGATTGAACGCAGTACCTAAACCTTTTTCGCCGTAAGGCAACAGGAACTCTTTCACTTCGTCAAGTTCGGGGCGGTCAGGCAAAGCTGATGCGGCGACCTGCATCATCGGTCCAAGCGACGGATACGCGTTGATGCCCTGCGAGAATCGTTTCACTGGTGCTTCCAGCGGTGCGTTCACGCCAGTAAAAATCTTGGCGAGCGTACCCGACCCTGGGAAGGCGAACATCTTTTGGCCAGTCGTCGGGTCCGAGTAGAAGAACCCGCGACCGTCGTTATCGACGTCGGCGCCGAGGGCACCGGTGTAGACGCGTTGGAAGGATCGGGCGGTACCGATTGGGTTTCCTTTGAGGAAGCCGATGTAGGTGCCCAACACTTCGCGCCAAGCTGGGGCGAACGGCATGATGATGCGCAACGCGTCCTCAAGGTTGGTGCGGTTTGATGCGTCAAACAGCAGTCCTTTGGTTTCTTCGAGTGCCATGAAGCGGGCGTAGTCATCGAGTTCTTGTGCGGTGGCGGTGCCTGGGGTCATGCGGGATGCTTTGAGCGCGTTCCATGTTTCCTTGCTGCCGAGATACTGGGCTTCGTTGATGCCCAATGCTTTTGCACTCTTGCTGATTTGTGAGACGAGTTTTTCGGCTTCTTCTGGGCTGAGCATGTCTGCTTGTTCAGCGATGATTTGTGCGTAGAACTGGCGGAAGGTTGGTGATCGGTCAAGGACATTGGTGGCTTTGGCGTAAAGTTCCCCGAAGAACCAGTTGGTGAACTTGTCCATTTCTTTTGTGGCGAACGAAAAGAGGGCTTCTTTTTCGTCGGCTTCCCGTTTCATGATTTCGCGTTTTACGACTGGCGGCAAACCTGTCTTTGAGACGTCATCCCATAGCGGCATGTTGCGCACGAGGCGGCGTGACGCGCCGACGCCCTGACTATTCGTGCCGAACGCAAGTTCACCTGTGACTGGGGTGATAACGGCCAGAGTGTTGCGGACTTCTGGCAAATCGTCCGCGAACGGGTCAAGCATCGTGCCAACCTCGTCACGGAAAGCTGTTACCACGCCGACCTGTTCTTCACCAATCTGCACCAGTGAACCGACACGCGGGGTTTCCTCTTTGCCGACTAGCACCAAATCGTCTACAGCGCGTTCCAGAGTCGGCACACGCTTGACGACACCGTTCTCCACGGTCGTCACAGGTATCTGATTGAACGCCGACATAAACAACATGTCCGGCAGGTTCCCTGTCTGGACTTCTACGTTGCCGACGACGATGCGGCGCATGTGCTGTTGCAAGAAAGTATCGAGTTCGTCGCGGTTCATCTGGTTGAACGGCTTGAAACCTTGCACCTTGTATTTCTCGGCGGTAGCAGGATCAACGACCGACAACCCTTTTTGGTAAATAGATTCAATTTCGTCAAGGAGGTCTTGGCGGGATTTGGCGTACGCAACGAGTCGGGCAACCGCACCGTTGGCGTCACCGCCAGATGACAGATGTTCCGCGGCAATCTTCTGTAGTTCGTCACCGAAAATGAGGGCGCCGTTGTTCATCACACCGTCGGTGTGGAACTCCAAACCGTTGACGTCTGCGCGGGTAGCGCGTTGCCAAGCGCCTGATTTGCGCAAGATTTCACCTGCGTCAGGTGCGTCAATGCCTTGTTCGCGTAGACCGAAACGAAGGTTTTGGCGCAACGCTTGTTCAATCGTCGTTTGGTCGGCTTCCGCGATGAGATCGAGTTTGTCGCCGCCTAACAGTCGGCTGGTTCCGTTGACGATACGGTTCCAGATTTTGCCTGTCTGCCCATAGCCGACCATGACGTCGCCTCGGATTGTGCGACGCTGCGACTGGCCTAACACCAACATGATGTATTCAAATGGGTGGGTGATTGCCGAATTGAGTCCGCCGAACGCCATTCGAACTTGGGCGTCCATGCTGTTTCGCATCACGTATCCACCGGTGGCGAGTGCAAGCGGTTTCCAAATCCTGTTCTGTATCTGCTCAATCGCTTGTATTGCTGCACGCTGTTCGCCTGTGTTGACTCGGCGCATCACCGTCGTCTTCGAGTCCTCAACCGTTTTTTGGAGAGTGACAACTTCTTCTGCGATGGTTTGCGGCATCGTGGACTTGCGCGGATACTGGTCTGCTATCGCGGCGAGACGGGCGACTGCTTGGTCGTGGGCGTCTTTCAGTTCTGGTTTGATGACCGTGAAAGCGCGTTTAGTTGACTTGGATGCCACTCGAACGTTGGTAATCCGCGAAAGCCACGGGTTGCTGGTGGCGCGGCGAATCTCGCGCACATCAGGCAGGAAATGGACTCGGTTCAACAGTTCAGACAACTCCAACGGGCCGTTGATGACAAGGTTCTGCGGGTTGCCGAAGGCTTCGACCATTGCCTCAATTTCTTCAGCTGGCAGATAATCGTGGTTGGTGTTGGCAAGGAATGAGAACATCTTGTTGTCGGTGACCCGACCTTCGCGGTTCAACATGTATGCGCGGATGCTGTCAATACCTTCGTTGGCTTTCTTTATCATGTCGTCCGCAAGCGCGACATCCATGCCGTTTGCGGTCAACGCAGACCTCACGGTGGTATTGAACAGATCAAGTACTTCTTTTTTGTCGGCAGCAGTCGCCCCCTGACGGAACGTGCGGATTGCTCGGTCGCCAAGAATGTCCACAGTTTCCTGGTCCACGTTTGCGGTGCGCAGGAAACGAATGATGTTTGTTGCCGCTTTACGGTTGTCTTCATCAGTACCGTTGACGACGATGGTGTTGTCGGGCATCTGGGTGAACCAGCGTGATTTGCGGATTCCGTCCACCATAGGAATCTTTTGCACGATGTCACCAACCGCTTGCACAGGGGCAAGTGCGCGGGCCACAGGTCGCTGGTAGCGGCGGATGTCTCGGAACAAAGCGCCGTCCTCCATCACCCATCCGCCAGCCAAAGCGTCAATCACTTCTTCCCTGTTGCCGGCGTCAGCGAGACGAGCCACAATCTCGTTGTCAAGTTGCCCGTCAAAGATTTCGTCAGCGATTTTCACCGCCGACTTTTCGCTAACCAGACGGTCAACGAGGGCGGATGCCCGCTTGTTCTGTTCCCAGAACTGCAAAAACTTTTGGCCGTTGACGGTGACACCAAGCGAGTTCTGTGCAACACCAGCTTCTTCCATCAAGTTCGTGATTTCTGGTGCGATGTCTGCTTTCGTGAGTAGCGGCACCATGTTTTTTGACTTGTTGATGCGGCTAATTGTTTTGGTGACTGGGCCTGTCGGATCGGCTTTTATCATCACCATCGCATCGAGGACACCGGACAGGATGTTGTACGGTTTTGTGTTTGGTTGCAGGTTGACGAGGTTTGCTGCGCCACGTCCCACGGTCCATGCTGAGCCGTTGATGGTGCCGCGGTATCGGCGGGCGCGTTCCGCCTGCTTCTTCATGCCTTCCTCGGAAAGGAAAAATCCTTCGCCACGCAACTCTGGGTTCTCAATCATCGTGCCCAACGACGTCTGAATAAACCATCCGTCAATGTCATCGTTCTCATCAAACAACTGCGCCAGCGCACCTTGCGTTGTTTCGGGCAGGAAGTTCAAAGCCGCAGTAGCCCACCGCGACGTCGCTTTCACATTGTCATAAATCTTCGTTTTGATCGACCGAGTATCCGGTGCAACCTGCGCCTCCGCAATCTGCTTAGCCTTCAAACGTCCAGCAGCATCAATCACTTCGTTCGTAGCGTTGACTTTCGCCAAAGCCATCTGCGTCTGCGGCGACAACCAGCCGGCACGCTGTTTTACTCGCGCAAGATTCGAAGCAACATCAGGTGCAACAAACGCATCGGGCGCGGCACCCTGATTCTTTTTGAGGTAGACGTCGTTAGAAAGCGGGTCTAGGTTCGCTTCCCATCTCACAGTTCGTCTCCGTACGCGTCAACCGCATCCAACAAATCATCCAACTGGTACACGACCGCAATCTGACGCAACTGCTGAACCGCCTGCTGTTCCGGTGTAATCATTGGGATACCAGCCGCAGCGGGGCCAGGGCCAGGCCCGAACGGTGCGCCAGCAGTGATCGGTTCGGTTGGGCGTGCCGTTGGCGCAAACAGAGAACCAGACGGCATCGGGCGAGCAAACTCTTTCGCTGCCTGCGCAGCAGAAGTGTCGCCTTGCGCTCGACGCATCGGAACAGCCTGCTGTGCTTGCATCTGTTCTTGGCGTTTGCCGTATGTTTGTCCGCGGGCAGCCATCATCGCTGGTCCCTGGTTGTATGCAGTGTCACTCATTTACGCCCCCAGTTGCGCTAGTAGAGCCTCAATAGGTGGCGGGCCTGCTGGTGCTGCGACTGGTGCCTCAGCACCCATACCTGGCATCGCCAACCCTGGCATCGTCTCAGGCGAACCAGCAGGCATCGCCTCAGCTTGACGTTGGCGGGCACGCTCATCAGTCTTAGCCACCGCCTCAAACAGCGGAACATCTTGCTCGACAACGAGTTTGGTGAGGTATGCGAGATCGTCTGGCTGGTACGGACCTTCAGGGTTAGCGGCCTGCTGCTGAATGGATTGCAGGAGCGCAGATTCGACGCCTTCTGCGATGATGCGATCATGCTCCAAGTCAGGGTCGGAGATAAGTGGGTCTGCTTCACGAGCTGACTCTTTCGACATCAAACCAACACCGAGGCGTTGACCTAAGCCGATGATGAGCGAGTTCACGTCGGAGCCAGCAGCCGAGTATGCGACGTAGTGGAAGTCGGTTTGCCACACCTTGTTCGGCGTGTACGTTTCCTGTCCCTGTGTCGTACGACCACTCAAAAAGAACGTTTTGGGCTGTTCTCCCCAATACGCTTTCTCTAGTGCGATTGCGATTTTATCTTCATGCAGTAACGAGTTGGCGAAGGTTTCTTGTGCTTCTTGCACACGGTAATCCACCGTCGCAGACAGGACGGCTTCGCCTCGTCGACCGGTTCGGATGTTGGTTGCGGACTCGCCGCCGAACTCGGCAGGTATCGCGCCTTCAAGACGTTCTTGGCGTTCCAAACGGTCAAGGGCTGTGTCGGTTTTGTAGCCAGGATTTAGTTGCAGCTGCTGGATGTCGCCACCTTTGACGACACCGAGGATTCCCGACTTGCCATCAGCAAGTTGAAGAATCTCAGGGTTCTCGCCAGGGCGAGCAACCAAGTATTCCTCAGGGAAAATGCCGCGCTCAATCGCAATCTCCGTCAACGCTTGCAAACGCGCACGCGTGTAGTACATGCCAAGCACGCCATCGAACTGGCCTCGCGGCTTATCAAGAGTAATGCGCTGCGGAACCACTGCGAGTGGGATACCGGCACGATTCGGGATCGCTTCAAGAAGAATCGCTTCCAAACCTGCACGCTCGGATGCTGACAGTTCTGGGTTGTCTTCTGCGCCGAGAACGACGAGTTGCATTGAGTCTGCGCACACGTATTCCAGAAGCGTGTAGCGGGAGTCGGAGTCAACGCGACCGAAACGCAACTGGTCCGCAACCATCGGCCCATAGTTCTTCAACAGCCATGATGCGGTGACACGGGAAGTGAAGATGCAGTTCTCTGGAACTACATCGTCGTCTTCCATCGGGGCAGCGAACGTGTCCAACGGATTACGCACCACCCATTTCGGAGTCAACGTGGCGAAATCGGGTTTGATGAACACTGGTGCGGACGAGTAGGCGAGGAGGTGTCGGGCGCGGCGACGCAGTTTCATCTGCATCTTGTTCTCATCCCAGAAACCAAGCATCGCCTTTTTGCGCATACGCGCCATCTTCTTAGCGTTCTCAGAACCCTCTTTCACGGGAGGGAAGTAGGGGGATGGCATCGTGGAGGACACGCGCATCGACATCTGATCCAGCCCTTGTACGAGCAGGTTCGCTACGTTCGTTTTGGCATTGCGGTCCAACTCGTTGAGCGGCACCACGACGTCACCGTTGGCGAGGTCGCGCACACGGCGCATCTGCTCATGAACAGGTCCAGCCGCCAGCCTGCGCTGGTGGTACAGTTCTACGATTTCGTCAAGCGACCGCAACGGTCTGCCCCCTAGCGTCCGCGGAGGATGCTACCGCCACCGCCACGAATCCAAGAGCGAAGACCTTGCAACATTGAACGCGTACCTGATTCCACAGTTCGGCCAGCCATAACATCGGTTTGCGCACGAATAAGTTTTTGAGCTTGGGATTGTGCGGCTCGTTGTTCTTTGTAAAACTTGTTCATTCCCTGCAACTCGCTTCGGTTCCAAGAACCCATTTCGGGTGCTGGTCCTTTGCGCATCGCTTTTTGAGTCATCGTCACATTGCGCTGCGCTTCTTTTTGCTGCTGCTTCAAATACTTGAGGATGTCTTGGTCCTCATTGCGCTTCTTGGCCATAGTGCTTCTCAGGATAACACATCAAATCCAGGAAGGGCGCCACATGCGCGGCGGACGCTTCACTGGACCAAGCTGAGGCATGTGCAACTCTGCAAACCAGTGCGCCATTACCAAGTCCGTACCGTTCTTTTTGTTTCTAGTCCACGAGGACATTTCCTCGATGAAAGCCAACGTCTTCCAGTTCTCCCGCATCGTCGGCAGGCGAACCTGACCAGCCCGCCACAGTGGAGGCAGCAACGCTTCCACGCCCAGGTTTTCGTCTAGTTTGTTGCGGGAGGTCGTATGAGGAACAACCAGAACCCCGTGGAGCGCCTGCCACTTGCGAACGAAGTCGTGGGCAAGAAGGAAACGTTGGGCGGCGTTGACCTCAACAATCCAGTGGGAGATCGGGTAGCCCATCTCGAAAGAACGGTTCTGCCAAACCTCCATCACGCCGCCGTACTGTCGAGAGCTGGTATCAAACCCCAATAACTCCTCAGCGGTGAGCCGTGTGCGCTCAACGTCAATCAGATACCGCAGATTCGTGGACGGTTGGAACAGCCACCATTGGACAGCCCAAAAGTTTGTGGGGCTTGGGTCAACCGAGGCAATAGAGATAATCGGTGGCTCTAGACCGCCTGGGATGTATCCGGCTTTACGGTCACCGTCAATACACCCTGGATACAACACGCCGTCATTCCCCATGCCGCCTGTCGCCCAGACGCGTTCAATCAGGTATTGGCCTTGCGCCAAATCCTCCTGCTGATAAATCACCTGAAACTTCGCAGGCGTGGAGTGCTTCAGGTACGACAAGTCTTTCCACGACAAACGGTACGGGTCTAGTAGTGGTCCGTTGGGCCACGGTGGTGCCGTAGTCTTACGAGATTCCCTACCTGTATCCAACTCGTCGTAGTAAGCCTTGTAAATAAAGTGGGTGTACTTGGATTTTTTTTCTGGTTCCTTGACGTCGGAAATGTCGGTGACGTCGGACCCGTCATACGCATCAGGGTCTTCCTCGTAGGTCACTTTGGCGAGACAGTGGGCGTAGAGGTCACCTGGCCCCAAACGCTGCCCGATGACAGCGAGCAGGCCGCCTGGGTCGACGCGTGCCTCAGCCACGGTATCCCACCGTTCCAAAAGTTTGTCACGTGCAACGGACTCTTTGGCGTTCTCTGGGGTTGCGACGTCATCGAACAAACAGAGATCGGCACGATGTCCGATGAACTCTGAGTCAATACCGTACGACGAAACAGTCGGCTCCTTGTTGTCGAGGCCCGATAAGTCTTCTTGTTCGACGATGAACTCCTCGGCACGCCACAACGCACCACTCGATGACGGCTTGAAGCGTCCGTAGTCGATAGACAAACACCCCTCAGCGTTGAGTGCTAGTCCTTTTTCCACGAGGATTGGGTCAGGATTCAACGGAAACGGTCTTTCTAGCGTTTCACGGATACGACGGCTGTACATTTTCGCCAACGTCTGTGTAGCCGAGCCGATAAGCACACGAATCTTGCGGTTTCGGCAAATCATCCACACCGCAAAATCATGAAACAACGTTGACTTACCTGCACCTGGGGGACAGTTGATGCAAATAAACTCCTTTTCCGGCGACTCCAACATCTTCACAATCTTGTACGCGGCATCAACCTGCCACGGAGACGGTACACGCCCCAAATAGCGGCGCCGAAAAAAATCAAAATCCTCCAAACCACGCTGAGCCTCCGGCGACAGGCGCTCATACGGGATAACTGGTGGCAGATCAGCGACATCCATCGTCGCTTTCCACGCCTCAGCCTGACGGCCACCACCCTTAGACTTCGCTTTCCCCAACTCCACATCAGCAAGCTGCATCTCAGCCTGCGCCTTGCGCCGCTTAGCTTCCCACTTCGAAGCAGTATTGACATGCACCCCAGCAATCTTCGAGGCATCCTGCATCGACATACCGGCAGCCCTTGATTGCCAGTAGCGGGCCACGTCTTGTGGCGGGATTTGGCGTCTCCCCGAACGACCAGCAGGCACTACTTCTTGTTCTTTCCGCCTCCGCGAGCCTTCTTCTTCGCAGCCGACACAGCAGCTTTCACACCAGAAGCAATGTTCTGAGCCTGCAACGTCGCAGCAGAACCACCCAACGCACCAACAGCACCAGCAATCTTCGCTGCACGCGCACCAGTACCAACATCACGACTGAACTGCTTCATCGCTTTCGTTTGCTGCGCCCGCAAAATACCCTCGATCTGATTCTCCGTCAAAGCAGGCTTACGAACAAACACCTGACGACCCTGATACACGCCACCAGGGGTGTACACCTCGCCACGAACCGACTTCAAACCACCACCCGATTTCGGCATCGTCGGCGCATTAGGAGTCGGAGCAACCCAACGACCCACATCACGAGCCGCGTTATTCACCGTACGAGTAACAACCTTTTTCCCAGAAGCAATCCAACCCTTCAACGGATTACCGCCACCAGTGTCAATCTGCTGCTCACTCATACTCGGCTTACGATTCGTCTTACGAGGCGCCATTGTGTCTGCTACGATAACACACGCCGGTCGGTGTAATCGCAGACGGGTTCCTGCGAACGGGTTGTTGGCACCGACCGGCACCTGCTACACTCTCATCGCCACGTCGAGAGACGCGCACAACACCCCAAGAATACGGCACGCTAAACGATTACATTCCTCCCAACCACAATCATCGGTTGGGGCAGCATGGTTAGATCGCACGCGATAGTGGCCTGAAAAGGGGACCGGAGGTGGTCGCCTTCTTTCGGTATCAAGACAGACGGGTTCAGGCGTAAAACAGAACTTGGGGGGCTAAATAAATACCTGACGCCTCGCTACGCTCGTTGTCCTAGCGCCCTCGCTGCGCTCGGTTGCTACCGGTGCCACACACACGACTTCGAGAACAGGCCCAGGTCACCGCAGCACAAAAGATAACGTTCACCTCCCCCTCCCTCCCCCACCTCCCTCTGTGCGATACACGGCGCCCACCAACCCGCCACCCACAAAAATGACCACACAGAAAACAACTAATACATACTCTCTGGACCCCTGGCGTCGGCATACCCTCGGGGTGTGGGGTGGTGACGTGGGGCAGTGTGCCGGCTGTGTGTGCGCGGTGTTGCGACGTGATCGATACGGCCAACCTCTCAACGTGGCAGGGTGCTAGATCGATGAGGCCTCACGGTAGGCCACGGTCGGCGGCAACGGTGGCGCGGTGTTGGTGTCGCCTATCGCGTGCGGGTGTGGGTGTGGCTGGGTACGGCAAGGCCACCGGCGTTGCCACCGGTGGCCTGCGTGGGGGTTGGGTGTTGTGGTGTTAGTGGCGGCGGCGTGGCATTATGAGCACGCGGGCTGAAAGTGTTTCGGTGTTGAGGGTGTAGACGATTGGCCGGCGTGGGTCTGGTTTGTCGTCGGTGTGGGCCATGCTGGCGGCTTCGACGTGATCGGTGTCGAGGTGCTTTGCGAGCTTGGCGAGGCGTGCGAGCATTGGGGCGCCGATTAGGTGCGGGGCGAGGTTGCTGCGCTGGTCTTGCCATAGGGCGTAGGTGTTGGGCCAGGTGTGCGAGCCGGCTGCGGGGCCTTTGCTCGTTCGTACTCCGTGCGTGAGGTGCCAGGCTTCCGGCGTCAGGGTTAGCACGCTCTCGGCGTGGTGTTTTGTCTCGGTGCGTTTGGGCATGGCGGCGAGGATCGCGGCGGGGTCGATTAGTGCCGGCTCGGTGAGAGTGTGCCCGATCTCGCAGGTGATTTCGACAAGCTCGGTGCTGTTGGTGGCCTCGAACCTGAGCGCTGTGGGGCGTGGTGTGCCGGCGTCGCGTTGTTCGACGATCACGGGCGTCACGCGTGTCAGGGTGAGGGCGGCGCGGTGTTTGTCGCTCGACGTGTAAAGGTCGAGGGCTGTGAGGATTGTGCGCAGGGTGTCGGGTGGTGCCGTGAGTGTGGCGGTGGTGGTTGTGGTTTGGGTGTTCATGGGTTTTACCTTTCGGGGTTGTTGGTTGTTATTGCTGGATCGGGTTGCGGCACGTGTCGCACGTGTTCAAGGTGTGTTCGTCGCTGGCGAATACGGGCGCGGGCTGATCGGTGCCGGCTTCGCGTGTTAATTCGAGGTTCATGAGGCCTCGCGCTGAACATTCGAGGCAGTAGATCGAGCCTTGCCAGGTGTAAGCGACTATGGACCATGCTTTACGGGTGTAGGTGGTCATTGGTTGTTAGCCTTTCGGGTGTGGTTGTGGGCGCGTCGGCGGTTGTTGCGTCGGCGTTCCTCGTCTCTACCTTCGTCTTTTCCGAGGTAGTAGGCGGCGACGATGAGGGCGCTCAGTAGTAGCACGCCGGTGAGGTTCATTACGTACGCGTCGGGGTTCATTGTGCGAGCTCGCTTGCGAGCATGTCGAGGGTGTCGGCCATGATCGGGGCCCACACTCGGATCGTGTCTACGGGTGCGCCGGTTTCGTAGGTGCGTATTTCTATCATGCTGCCGTCGATGCTGTCGCGGGTGATCTCGCAGCGGGGGCCGCCGCACGTGCGCAGTATCTCGGCGCGGGTTTTGGTGCCGGACTTGTACCAGGTGACGTCTAGGCAAGTGTTGTTGAGGTAGTCCGCGAGTGGGTCGTTTTTGTCTGTGTCGTAGTCCGGATCGAGTTCGAGTTCGTTGAGGGCGGCGCGGTATGCGATTACTTCGTCGTCGGGTTCGTCGTCGAAGTAATACTTGGGGCGGCCTTGTAGCAGCGTCTCGACGGCGAGAACCTCGCCGGCGATTAGTTGCGAATAGGTGCGGGTTTCTAGGGTCATGGGTTGATCCTTTCGAGTTGGTTCTAACATTATGGGGTATGCGGGGCTAATAGTCAAGGGTTGCCGGCATTTATTTTTCGTCAAGCATGGCCAGAATCTCGGCATACGTGGCGTGGATCAGATCGCGGGCCGAGCATGGTCCGAGGGGTTCGGGGCATGATCGGGCGCGGCCAGTGTCGCCAACGTGGCCGAGCGCGAGCCGCAGCACGTGGCGCGGCGTTGAGCTTGCTCGCGTGGCGGGTTAGTCGGCGTCGCTCTTGGTAGCGGTGCGTGCCTGGCGGCGTCGGTAGTGGTAGGACCATGCCAAGTAGCTGACTGCGAGCGAGCCGGCGAACCTGGCGGCCCAGATACCGTAGCCGTCGGTAGGGTCGCCGGTGACGATACCTAATGCGAGTGTTGCGATAAAGGTGGTGGTAGCGGCATCGCTGAACGCTGTCCTGCCGTTCATGCCACAATCTCGTTGCGGCTGGTGATTGCCACGTCGTCGTAGCCTTCGTCGATGTATCCAGCGGCGAGGGTGTGGGCGTCGGACCATGAGAGTAGGTAGTCGTTGATTTCTATGCCACCTACCCACACTGAGTAGACGCGGGTGTCGGTGCTATTCACGGTAGTGGTCCTGTTCTAGTCGGGTTTCGTAGGCGTGTTCGAGGCTGGCGATTTCTTTTCGGCATAGTTTCGTTGTTTCATCAAGGTAGCCAGACTCCCAAGCTTTCTCGTAGTACCAGAAATCGGACCACGACCAGCCTTCGGTGTTGAGATCGGCAGGTATCTCATCGAACGGGCCAGGTATGGCGTAGTCGTGGAGTGTGCCGGCCTCGGCGTTGCGTACCCATTCGGTAGCCGTGTCGTAGTCGGGGCGGTCGAGCTGCCAGTAGTGGTGCGCGGCCTCGGTGCCGTAGTTGTACGCCATGTGTTCTATCTCGGCGCGGGTCGGTGTGTCGGTGGTCATTGGTTGTCTCCTGCGGGTTCGGTGGTGTCGTCGGTGTCGGACCACCATCGGCTCACGTCGAGGTCGTAGTAATCCCTGATTAGGTTCATGGCGAGCACTATTGCGTCGTCGGCGTTGAGTGCTGCGACACGTGTGGTGATCGTTGCGAAGTCGTGGCTAAACGACACGTTCCAATAGGTTCGCTGGTTTGTTTCGGTGGTCATTGGTTGTCTCCTTCGGTGTCGTCGCACCAGAACGCGGCGGGTGCGTAGTCGCCGTCAATGGTGAACCGGCGAGTTAGTTCGTAGCACTCGCGGTATGCGTCAAGCACGTAGCTGGCGCTCGTGTACGCTTCGCATTGTTGTTGGGCGAACCGGTACAACTTGCGGTTGAGTCCCTGGATCATGTTGGCTGCGGCCTCGAACGTGGCACCTTCGTAGGTTTCGTCGTCGTCTCCGACGATTACGTGCGACGGGTAGCTGGTTGTGCCGTGTCCTGTCGTGACGACTCGGATTGCTTCGACGTTGTTGGGCCACGCCAACTTCGGCAAGTCGGATCGGCGCAAGTATCCCTCGACGGCTGCGAAGTCGCCCTGCGTGTATGCGACCTGCCAATAGATGCGCACGTCGTACTTGTCGAATAGTTCTTTTCGGGTAAGTACGCCGTGCCCTTTACCGGTGCCGAGTTCTACTAGGTAGGCGTTGAGGTCCTCGGTCACCATGTCTGAGTCGAGTGACTCCCAGGCGTTTTCGGTGAGTTTCTCCAACGCTCGTTGCTGTGCGTCGGGTGGTAGCTCGTCGTAGGTGTAGACGTCGCGGGTTGCTGTTACTTTCATGGGTTGTTGTCTCCTTGTTGTTGTGCCGTTGCCGGCACTATCAAGGATAAGGGTATCGTCGGGGTGTTGTCAAGTACCGAACGTTTTACTTTTCGTCAAGCCCCAACTCGCGCCGCCACTCCGCCACGATCACGACCAGCTCGTCATCACTGAACCACTCCAACGGCAACTCGACCTGGCGAGGCTCGTCACTCACTTGGCGGTCATTTCCACCGGCGTCGAGCCGTGACGCTGCGGGTTCCGACAGATCGGCGGTGTCGAAGGCCGCACATGAAGCACGACCGTCTGCCCACAACGCGGGCATCGGTAGGTCACTGGTCGCCTCATGCGTCGGTAGCGGTAGCGCTATCGGTAGCGATAAGGATTTCCCCAATCCATTGTGCGACGGGTGATGCGACGCCGTTGCCGCATTGTTTGTAGCGGTGGGTGTCTGATTGTCCTGCGGTCCAGTCATCAGGCCAGCCCATCAACCGTTCACATTCGAGTGGGGTGAGGCGACGCACCGCCATCGTGGGTGACACGGAGTTTATGGTTTTGATGTATGCGTCTTGTGTGGTGCCGGTGAGATGCGACATTCCAGCCAATAGCGTGGGCATAACTGGTTCTACGGGTTCGACCATCACGCCTGTGGATTGTTTAGTGCCTGCTCGTAGCGCATGGTGGACTTCGCCGCCGAGACTGTCGTTGTATTCGTCGTAAGCGACTGCCATGCCGTTGCCTTCAGTGCGTAGTGTCGGCCAAGCATCTTCCGAGGGTTGCGCTGAGAGTCCTTGCGTATGGCTGAAGCCGATGACTGGCACGTTGTTTCCACCTGTCCCCATTCTTGATTTCAATGTTTGCACTGGTGGGTCGTAGACGCGCACATCATCTACTCGCGTGCCATCCAACAACACAGGTTCTTCGTTCGGTTGAAACAAGGTTTGTTCGTTGCCGGTTCGCAGGCTCAACGATTTGTCGGTGGACAGTAGCGGTCCTTTGCCGCCACCTGGTTTGCCTTCCCTCATCGTCAACAACACAGGCTCTTCCACAATCACGGTGGTGGCGCGTGTGTCGCCCTGGTCAAAGGCGTTGATGGTTGGTGCTGGTCGATTCTCGTCCCATGTTTCGTCATCGGTTGAGGTTTGTGGGCGTTTGCCTTTGGTGAACGTCTCCACTACGCATTTGTTTTCGTGAACTTGCTGTTGCTGTGGAAACTTCCAATCAGAGGCGGCCAATGGTCCTACGATGTCTGAGCCGATGATTGCACCACGGCTTCTAGTGCTTGTTGGAGTCTCGCCGGTAACTGTTTGCCTCGCCTGGTTGCTCGTCTGAGGATGCCACTGCACGCCTTCGCTGACAGGTAGTAGCGGGTCGGGACATCGTGCTGCGGTTGCAGTATCGAAGACAGAGATGAGGAACACTCTTCGACGCCGTTGTGGGACTCCGAAGTATTGCGCATCCAGGATGCGCCATTCCGAGAAACACGCCCCTGCTTCATCCATTTCGGTGAGGACTTGCCCGAAGTCGGCACCTGCTCCGGACGATAAGGCTCCTGCGACGTTTTCCCAAATAGAGATTCTTGGGTATTTTCCATTAGTCAAGCTCCTGAGTTCTTTGATGATTCTGACGCCTTCATGGAACAGGCCTGACCGTGCGCCTTGCAGTCCTGCCCGTTTTCCTGCGACTGATAAGTCTTGGCATGGTGATCCCCATGCCACGACGTCGATGACTGGTGCGTGTCGCAGGATGTGTTCACCAGTGAGGGTGGATACGTCGTCCCAGCGTGGGACGTGCGGCCAGTGGCGTTCAAGGATTTTGGTTGCGTGTTTGTCCCATTCGCATTGGAACACGGTTTCCATACCTGCGTTTTCTAGGCCGAGGTCGAAGCCGCCGACACCGCTGAACAGTGAAAGGACTTTCACGGCAGGACTTCCCAACTTGCTTGGCTGAATCCTTGTATTTTGCCGTCGGGTTGGATGTAGCACCATTGTGGGGCGTCGGGGTCGCAGTTGCAGCCGGCGTTGTTGCGTCGGTCGTGGACGACGACGGTGCCGCAGTGGTTACATCTGATTTTTGTTTCGTTTGCCATCGGTTTTCTTTTTCTTCCAGTTGTTGTCGGATGCGGTGAGTTTGCCCATGCGGTATGCGTGGCAGGGGCAGGGGCAGGTGTCGTGTATGTGTTGCGGGTATTTGGCGAGCGCTCGCTCGACGGTCCCGCAGTGGTCACACGCCAACGGTGTCTTTCTTTGCGACGTCGAACCAGTCGGCCCAGATTTCGCCTGGGTGTTTGCCGATCATTACTGCGTAGCGGTCGGCGTCCCACTGGTTGAGTGTCGCACCTGTTCTGCGCCAGCGCACGATTTGTGAGCGATGCACCCCGAACCTGCCTGCTATCTGTGCGGCGGACAGGTCAGCGAACTCGGCCAGCAGTGGCGCTGTCGGGTATCGGTAGCCCCCTTTGTTCATGGTGTTAGAACGGTTCTTCGACGGCTTCTTCCTTAGCCGCCGGTGCTTCATCGGTGAATGACCAGAGTTGCGCATCATCGAACTTGACTTCGCATTTGTCCAAGAACACGGTTTTGGTTTCACCTTTTTTGTTGGTGACCTCTACCTGCTCGCCGGCTTGTGCGTCGTGGCGTACCTTGACCGCCCAATTTCCGCCCTTCAGTTTGTACCAAGTTGCTGTTGCCATTATTCATCTCCCCTTTGTTGGATGAGGTTGGTTATTTTGACACCGTATTCTGCCAGCTGCTGCTCTAGTTGCGCAACTTTGCGGAGAAGTTCCCGCTTGTCTTCACGCAGACTATCAAGGTCGCGTTGCAGGTCGCTGATCCATGCTTCGTAGAAGATGTTTTGGTTGTCGCTCATAAGCTCCTCTTGTATCGTTGTCGTTCTGGTGGTGTCATGCCACCCCAAATACCGTAGATGATTTCGTTGTTGATTGCAAACATCAAACAGCGTTCACGCACCGGACACGTTTTGCAGATGGCGAACGCTTTCGGGTTGTAGTGGTTGTTCTCACCTGGAAAGAACAGGTCACCCTCGACTCCTCGGCAGGCGGCGTCGTCTTTCCAGTCTTGGTATTTGTCGGCCAGCGCCCACTCGCTTAGCAGCTCCATGTACGTGTACCTAGAGTTTCCACGGCTGCCATCCGTTTCCGTTGTGTTGTTGGGCATAGTCGTAGATGGCTTTCGCTGAGACGAGGTTGAGGTATGGGTCGAACAGTTGTTCGCATCCAACAGTAGGCAATGCGCCGATTGTTTGCAAGTATCCCTTCGGATACCACTTCGTTCCCAGACACCAGCTGCGGTCGTTGATTTGGGTGAGGCCGACGTCGGCTGATCCGTCACGGTTGAGGGTGGTGTTGTGTTGGGTGGGATCGCATCTGGATTCCTTCCACATCACATAGTCGAGGGTGGGGAGTAGGTCGGGTGTCCAGCCAGCCTCAACCGCCAGCACCCACCATTGGGGGCATCTGGCATCTGGGGGTACCGGCAGGGTGGTGGTAGGGATCGTCTCAGACGCAATAGGAAGCGTTATGAGAGCCGTTACAGGGGTGGGGGTAGGGGTGGCAGGGGTCGGCTCAGATACCCCCCAGAATCCCACTACTGCGAACGTCGCGGTCAAACCTGCGAACAGGCGTACAACCCAATCCATTGTGTTCCCCTTTACCCTAGTTCAAGACCAGTCGTGAGACGGCCAAGCCCTTTCTACCAGCTTCGTCAACGCTTGCAACACCATCTTCGTAACTTCCGCCGGAGCCGCCCCAATCATCACCGCATCCAACTCCTCGTCATCAAACCCTTCTGGCCCTGACGCGGCAACGAGGGCAGCCATCCCGATCACGCAGGCAGCCGCCTCGAAGTCGGTGACTTGTTCGTCTATCTCGGTACCGTCGTCGGGGCTACGCCCGAAAAACAATCTCACGTCAAGAGACTAACAAGTTCACTGAACTCATCAAGGTCCATAAGCACAATGCCACGAGTCGTACCGTCAGGCATCGCTACCATTACGAACGGTCGAATGTCGCCCAACGCCTTCGCCGCATCAGACTGGGCTTTAGCGGCTTCGAAACGGGTAGCAATCGGACCGACCTGTAAGCCGGCTTTGATTTCGGTACGAAAAGCACCACCCCAATTCTCCTCGTGACGTGTAAGGTGACCGCCCAACCCCAACTTCTTACGGGCACGACGCGCCTTCGCATCCCCTTTAGTCCGATTTCTACGACCGCGAGCGGCAGGATCGGCACACCCTCTAACTCGGCGTACGCCACGTCGGTCGGCTCTTCCCAAAGTGCCAAACAGCGGGCAGTTGTCCAGGGTACATCTGTCCTTATTGCCTTGACATTCTCCTTTGCGTTCATCGGTCACGACACCCTCGCGTCAAGGATGTCGATGCACTGCGATGCCTCGCCCTGAGTCATCTGTTCCAACTTGTTGATCGGGCGGTTGATGAGATCGGCGCACACCTCAGTCTTCTCGGTGAACGACTGGATGCCTTTGGCGTTGAGCAACGCACGAATCTTGCCGATCTGTGCTTTTGTTGCCGGCTCACCAGGATTCTTCGGCGTAGGATTATCAGGCTTCGACTCGGCCACCACCTTTACCTGCTCACCGAAGGCGTGCTTGACGGCCTCAATGTCAACAGGCTTGGCTTCTGCCTGCTTGAAGGCGTCACGCAACTTCGGTGCGTCAGCATCAGTCACCTCAGCCAGATTCACACCAGCAGCTTTCGCCACCTCATCAGGGTTGATGCCCTTCTTGTCGCACGCCTCACGGAACTTGGCTACGAAATCCTGACCGACAGGCTTCGGCTCCGCAGGCTTACGAGGTGCAGCCTGCTGCTCCTCCCACTCCGACTTTGACCACAGCGACAGGCTGATGCCGAACCTCATGGCTGCGTTACGCAGGAAGTCTCCAATCAGTTCTTTGTCGAGGTCTGGTTTGTCGTGGCGCGCAGAGCCGACACCCAGGCGTGACTGCCCAAGCACCGTCAACTTGCCCCACATCACAGCCATGCCGTTGACCACGTTGATAGCCGGTCTGCCTTCAGTAGTCCAAGCGACAGGTTCCCACGACCACTGCGGGTCCACCTCAATCAGAATCTTCGTAATCTCAGCGTGCCCCACGAAGTCAAGGGTGATTCCACCGCGAGGCAGTTTGCCGACGATAGACGGATCAGGTACCCCGTACTTGCCGAGGATGTCTTGCAGGTTCATTGCTGGTTCTCCTTGTTGATTTGGTTGTTGATTTCTTGGATTACATCTGGACGGTTCTCCACCAGCCACAGCCACGCAAGCTTGCGCTTGTTCTGGAGCCGCTGGTTTGCCCGCTTCTGTTTAGCCTTACCTGCGGGTGTGTCATAGTAAGCCTTGTTGTAGGTAGTCACTTGGACACCCTGAATGTGCGTACCGGTGTCGTCTTCAAGAACTTCTCATACAAGGCAGGGTGTTCTTTCTGGAACTTTTTGGTATCGAACGATTCGCGTTGCGTCGTTTTCCAGGTGCAGACGAGTTGGTCTTGGATAAGGCCGTACTCGGCGTCACCGAGAATGGCGCAGAGTTCAGCCTTCGCTGCGTCCTCAACCGCTTCCGCTGACTTGATCTGCTCCTTCGCCAGCAGCATCCGCTCGATGGTGGCGAGTGCCGACATCG